TTCCACCATCATATTCCCAAGCGTAACCGGAAATAATCATCTGTTCATTCAATGAAGTTGGTTCGTCATTAATAAACAAATGCCCGATGATACGACCATACTTTTCTGTGGAGTCTGGAAGTTCGGTTTTGATGAGAATATCTTTGGCATTTTCGCAACGCTTCTTCAACCATTCTTTTGATTCAAGTCCATATTTCTTTTCGTTCACATCAGATGTGCGGCTCTCTGGGGTATCAACACCAGCAAGTCGAATGCGTTTTTCCAAACTTATATCAAATCCTAAATCAATTGACGCATCTATTGTATCTCCATCTACAATCTTATGAATCTCTTTAATTCTATAAATGTATGGGTCTCTATCCGCCATATTAGAATAATTTAAACTTCTCAGTATTTAGTTTTGGGATAGGTAGTTTCTCAAATGCTTTGGTGACTTGCTTCTCCACAACAGCACCAACAAACTCTTCTGGATTATTCAGAATTTTTTGTGCTTTTTGATAGGTTACATAAGCACCATAACAAAGTGCTCCACTAATCGCCAGACTCGTCGCTGACAGAATGAGTGCTAGGTGTTTCATCTTGCATCTCCAAATATGCTAACCGAAGTATATAGTAGATAATATAGACAGTAAAAGCAAGTCCACAAGATAATATCATAAAAACTCCCCACGGAAATACATTCATCAATACTTACCTTCAACACAATACTCTGATTTTTTATTGGGAGTATATTCCTTGTAACCTTCTTGTGGTTTCATCCAACCACAACCAATTAACCACTCCATTGTCATTGGTGTTGGTCTTACTTGTTCCCATAATGGACCTTTGGCACACATCTCCAAATGTTTTATGGTTTGATTAGATTGTTCTTCTGCCCAGTTTGCATCTGCTTCCCACGGAACAGCACGACTTTGACCCATAGATTCATAAGCAAGTCTTGTACTCTTCATAACCCAAGCTGGTATTTCAGAATCTTGATGAACTTGTGCCATAAATGATGTCTCTATTCCACCACCCATACAATCTTGGACAACGTGCCATCCTTCGTGTCTCATCGTTCCCAAAAACTCTCTGGGATCTTTGAGTAGTTCTTCATTGACAAAGAAACGATTATACTTTGGTTTATAAAGTCCTACTGTTCTTGGAGTAAAATATCTACTCGGAGCAAGATATACAGGAACATTAACTTTATTCAGAGCAGTTAAAATATTTTTAATCTCTTCTCTGAATGAATCAAAAGATTTATCCAAAAACACAGTAGAGTCTGGCGTGAGTTTTTCGACTCCTTCCGTACATTCCAAAAGAATCATACAACCCATCGCAGCAAGACTATATGCTTTAATCGTTGGTTGTTTCTTCTCTATTGAACTAGCAAATGTTGGTAATGCCAAAGTTAATGATAATCCGATTGCAGTGAGGAGTTTCTTCATTCTCTTCCCTCTTGTTTATGAATCCAGACTTTCAAATCTTTTACATATTTTCTTAATATTTCTGCTTGTGATAAGTGCCAGTCATCTCCTGTTTTAGTATATGCCTTGATGTGTTCATCAACAGCATCAAGGCACTTTTTAATTACAGGATTCCAGGGTTCCCGAATTGGAGTATTCCATTCGCGTGGCATAATACCTCATTATTTTTTCTTACCACCATTCTTTGCTTTATTCGCAGTAGCATTGCCCTGGTTCTGCTTTTTATTATTAGCAGAACCTTTCTTGCCCTTATTAGCAGACTTGGACATTATGCTCCTGTGGTGCGGGGTTGAACTTGACCCTCTTCAAGAGCTTCAACTCTTTCTTCAAGAGATGGAGCTGCTTCTGGAACAATTGATTCTGGTGGAGCAACAGCAACTACTTCTTCTCTACGTGGTTCTTCTTTCTTTTCATCCTCATCACCACCTTTCTTCATTGTATTAATACCAAAAGTTGCGGCAGAGGCAGTAAAGACGGTCGCAATGAAAGTGGGATCCATCTTAGATAGAGCACCAGCATAACTAGCAGTAAGAAGGGCAGCAGACCAACCCAAAATCGCAATACGAATAACTTGTCCCATAGCGTTTTCTTTTTTCTTATCCATCAGTCCGTGTGATTGATGTCCTTCTTATTTAGGATTTTAGAACCTAAACTTGATCTTACCAGCAATAGAATTGTTAGTAACTCCGTTGTTTACACCGTGAGAACCTTCAACATACAAAATCTCTTTATAGTCAACAGAAGCACTTACACCATAAGAACTATCAGTTCCATAAGCACCCTCTACACTAACCCCAAAGAGGTTATTTTTCTTACCACCAAAACGAGTTTCTAACTTAACTCCTGCCTCACCAATATGTGTAGTTTGGTTATGAGATTCAACTGCTCTTGCAGATTGAATAGAACCAGTTTCATTGTAAGCATTTCTTCTTACATTCTGAACAGTATATCCGAAGAATGGATGCAACCATTTGGTTACGTGCATATAAAGTCTATTAGATACCCACCACTCAGAACCAGTGGTTGATCCTTCATTATTAAAGACACCTTCTACGGTTCTGTTGTACTTATAGTTGCTGTTTGCAATCGCAGCATTTGTATTCAGGGTTAAAGTATTACCCCTAATCTCACTGAATACACCGAAGTGATCTTTGCTCTGTTGTGTTCTTGAATCAACACCATTGAGGTTTATGTTGACTCTATTATACTGGAATCCAACTGTCCAACCTTTGGTTACATCAAACTCAAAACCACCACCGAAGATCTTGGAATCTGCTTTATAAGCATCAGCATTGTAGGATTGAACGAATCTATTGTTCTCAAATACTCTTAATCTCTGATTACCTGCTGTTGGTTCGTGATTGAGAAGTCCATTAATACCATCATTGATTCCGTCAAGAACTTCTAACTGATCTACACGACCAAACAAGTTATCATATGCGTGTGAGATACCAACATCATTCCAGAGTTCGTAAGTTGTAACAGGTGTTCCGTTAGTTACAGTCTCAGTTCCAGCAGAATAAGAGGTGGTTGTAACTGGGGTGGTTACAACAGTTTTTACCATTGGAGTTGTGGTAGTTGTTGTATGATGTCTTGCAATCTTTTGAACTCCTTTGTTCTCAGATGCAGAGTGTTCAGTCAAAGTTACATTTATAACTGGAAGAGTTGTGGACTGAACTGATGAAGATGATACAGAAGGTCTTGTAACTGCGGTTGCATCAAGAGCAGTCGCAATCGTGGAAGAACTTACAGTTCCATCAGCAGAAGTAGATGTAGTTGTAGTTGTTCCATTTACAACAGATGTAGAACCATCTGCATAATAAATCGTGGTTATAGGTGTGGATGATGTTGTAGTTGTGGTGACTGGTGTAGTATCCAGAATAGTATCAGTATAAGTTCTAGTTCTTGGATTTCCAGATGCATCAGTATCAGTTACAGTTCTGGTAACTGTTCTGGATCCTGTTCTTGAAGATGATGTATCCGCAGAAGTTGTTACATTTCTTGTAACTGCGGTTGAATCCAATACAGTTGCAGAAACAACAGAAGTTCCCGTTCCATCAACAGAAGAAGTTGTAGTTACAGGAGTTCCACTTGAAGATGTAGTAGAACTATCAGAGTAAGTTGTTGTGGTAACAGGAGTTGTAACAGTGGTTGTTGTAGTAACTGGAATGGTTGTTACAACTGTATCAGTATAAGTTCTTACAACTGGATTTCCATCAGCATCTGTTGAAGAAACTGTTCTTGTTACATAAGAAGTTTCAGTTCTTGTTGATGATGAAGATGAGGTTGATACAGAATCCGATGTGGAAGTTCCTGTGACTGTTGGTGCAGGGGGAGTTGTAGGAGCAGGTGCAGTTGGAGCAGAAGCAGCACCTACGTCAGTAACAGTAAAGGTTGATGGTGTAGATCCGCCAGCACCACCAGAAACTGCGCCAGATCCAGCAGCAAACGCAGAAGGTCCAAAGATATATGCATACTGAACGTTAATGATGTCCCCTGCATTAACACCAGAGAACATAAATCCAAGACCAATGGTATGGTCTCCGCTTGGACCACCATCAGTTCCGTTATAATAATCTTCTGGGTTTGTGGACCAACCAGCACTGATTCCAGAGTTTACTCCACCAACCTGACCTGTGAACAAACCTAATGCGTACTTTGATACAAGTGCTTCGGAAAGGACAACGTTGGTTGCTGGAATACCACCAGCATATCCTCTAGTATTATCTGTTCTAGAACTATCTCCTGCTGCTGCTCTTGCATCAGGATCTGTAAATCTACCAAAGTAAAGGGTAGGAACATTAATCAAAAACTCTAAACGAGTATTGATATCAACAAACTGTTGATTATCATTGAAACGATAGTCGTGCTCTATATTAAACTCTGTTTTTGAACCAGACCATACGGCACGATTATCATAAGTCAATCCGCGATATGAAACACCAGAATAATCTACAAGTGTTCCAGTAATCTGTGCTCCTCCAACACTATTATTGTTATTATAATAGTTGAAAAGAACAGTTGAACCATCTTTACCTCTAACAGTAAATCCTTCAAAAGGATTTCCAGGAGTCAGGTAATCGTATGCTGGATTAAACGTTGCAGTTCCAGTTGAATCATACTGAATACCAGGAGAAGTTGCTCCACCAGAACCAACGGTTCCAGCATCGTTAACTCCAATCTTTACATAGTTCCCCTGTAAAGTAAGGGGTGCAGCGATTGCACTACTACCCATCAACAAAGCAGACGCAGCAGCAAGCGCCTTTGTAGCGTAAGACATATAAAAGTCCTCTATGACTTAGTGTGTACTAAACAAAACAAACCTAAGTTGTTTAAAAGTAAAGTATTCACCAAGTCACAGAGGACTCGGAGTATGTAGATTCAGACCAGTTAAGATCAAGAATCAGTAATGATTGTAACTATTTATCCTTTTTTCCAGGCATCTCCTTCTGCCTTTCTTCTACGTGCTAAACCTGCCTCAACATTTGAACCAGGATTGCGGTAGAGATAAAGAGCATCGGGAACTAGATCCCACTCTTTATTCTTCAGGCGTTTAGTAATAGTATTAAAGTTATCACCACCGTAAAAACCGGCACCAAGATTATAAGCAAAGCTGAGCAAAGCTCCTCTTTTTCCATCTGACATTTCATTCCAATGTGGGATTTTGCGAAGTGCAGGAAGAAATTGGTTCTTGCACTGACTGATCAATAGTTCATCAGCTTCCTGTTGGGTGATTTGATCGCCAAGTTTAAATGGAGAACCATCTTTCTTACGGGTAGATCCCCAACCAATTGTGATTGGAAGATTTCCAGTCAGAGGGTCTGGATATGCCTTGAGATGACATCCTTCAAACTCTTTGATCAACTTGATGCCCATCATTGGAACATCATCACCACCAGTTACAGGAGCTGCAGCAGCGGCAGGGGCTGGTGCAGCACTAGTCTTTTTTCCGCGATAAATCTCTGCCCATTCTACATTATCGCCAAGATATTCAACAGGAAGATTGTCCTCTAGCCACTGAACTGCTTTAACGTGATTAGGATTTCTCTCGTCGTAGAACTGAAAGAAATTGTGTAAATCTACTCTTGCCATTGGTTTTCTCCTTTAATAATCAGTCAAAAATACGACCCCAACCATCGTTGCCACCTGGGCACCAACGATGCTTAAGAACTGCTTTGGTGTAAATGGTCTTCTTACCATTTGTGACTGGACCGGTATAGTTATCGTTAAGAGAACCATATGGATCGTTGACATAGTATCCCTTGCCGTCTGGTGTCTTACCGATGACTACACACATGTGGCCACCAGTAGGTGCAGATAGAGAACCGCGATGCAAGATACCAATAACGACAGGCTTCCCAGCATCAAGACTCTTATCAATGTCAGCAAAAGAAAGATTGTAACTAAAGTGTGACTTAACACCATAACCTGCGAGAACCTTTGTCTGAACTGCATGGTCTGTTGTATCACCAATCGCAAATACTTTCTTAACATACTCATCGTCGCCTTTGATGCTTCCTGGCTTGAGGAAAGCAAGGCACATAGCGCACGATGAACTATTACAAGTTCTATGTGCATCTCTGTAGTTATCTACTTGGTTGAAATATGGAACAGCAAGAACCTCTGGAGTTGGTGGTTTCGTTCTGAAAATACCAATCCAATCAGTCTCTGCGTCATCTAGAAATTTTTCTGGAAGTTTATCTTCCAACCACTGAACTGCCGCTACGTGATTGGCATTCTTCTCATCATAAAATTTAAAAAAGTTATGAAGATCTAGGGTCATTGGATATTACTTAAACACCGTTGTATTTATTAAAAAGCGCCCTTTCGGACGCTTTGATTGTTTAGATAGTAGCACCAACTTTCACATTTGCTGACACATACCCCAGAACATTATCAGGTGTCGATACCTCATATGGATCTGAGTCGGCATTATCACGCTGACCTGCCTCAACAAAAAGTTTCTCAATGATTCCGTTATCCACGACCGCAGCATAACGCCAAGAGCGATCACCAAAACCAAGATTAGACTTATTGACGAGCATACCCATCGAACGGGTAAAGTATGCATTTCCATCGGGAATAAGTTTTACCTTTTCGATGTTCTGGTCTTGTGCCCAGGCATTCATTACAAACCCATCATTAACAGAGATGCAGTAAATATCGTCGATGCCGAGACCCAAAAAGTCGTCATATTTCTCTTCGAATCCAGGTAACTGATAGGCACTGCAAGTAGGAGTGAAAGCGCCAGGCAGACTAAAAATGACCACACGCTTCCCATCAAAAAGTTCCGAAGTTGTACGAGTTACAAACTCACCATTCTCACGAAATTGAAACTGAACTTCGGGAATAGTATAACCTTCACTACGCATTTTAACCTCCATCACCAAATACCAGGAATGATTTGTCCAGTGACAGCATAACTACCCATAGCAGCAATAATGCCGATCATTGCTGCCCAACCGTTAATACGTTCTGCTCTTTCGTTCATTGTTTTTCTCCTTGATAGGGGTGTTGTTGTTTAAGTTCTGGGTTTGGATTACAAACCATTTTTTCTTTGATAGGTTTAATAACGATAAACTTATCGTTTTTGAGAGTACCTGCAATCTTAACTTCTAGTGCTACATCTCGATCCCAGGCACCACTATCAATCAGTTCGTGAAGGGCAATACTAAATTGCCCCAGCATAGCGACAGAGGATGGTTCGATTGCCGTCACAGGTTTTCTTCCTGTTCAGTCAGGATTACACAATCTGATTTAGGATATGCGGTACAAGTTAGAATGAATCCTTCTGCAAGTTGATCATCATCAAGAAATGTTTGATCATCGTTATCTACTGTTCCTTCAATTACTTTACCAGCACAAGAGGAACAAGCACCAGCGCGGCAGGAGTATGGGAGATCGACTTCCGCTTCTTCTGCTGCGTCAAGAATGTAAGTATCCTCATCACATTGGATAGTGGTTTCGGAGCCGTCGGGAGAACGGAGAGTGACATTGTAGGTCGCCATAAATTAATAAGTTTCTGAGAGTTGATTTACTGAGTGTGCCAATAAAACAAAAAAGGCAACACTAGTAATTGTAAAGATAATTGAAGTCATTGTCAACCCTCAGAAGAGTCCGAAGTAGAGGTTGCCAGTGAGAGCATAAGAAATAAACCCAGCAACAATACCGACCATAGCCCAGCGCCCATTAGCGGATTCAGCACGTTCTGCATGAGTTTTCATCCCATATTTGATAGCATCTTCGTCGGAAATATAAACAGGAGGCTCAATTGCCCACATATTCTGTTGTCCACGTTCGTTAGTTGTTACAGTCATTTTCGTTTTATTACGAATTGTTACAGAATTATATAGGAAAAAGAAAGGGGTGTCAAGCACCCCATAGTATTATCCGATACTTATTTGAGAATCACTTCTCACCCATACCGACTTGTTGAACCTTAATACGGGCACGGTTCAGGACCGAACCAGCAAGAGGAACATAACCCAGGTCATCAGCAATCGACTGTGCCTTGGAACTCAAAGCATAGTTCAGAGCATCACGGACTGCGGTTGCTTTGCCAGGAGCATAACCACTCTTATAGGCAATAATCCAAGTCAGAGTGGAGATAGGGTATGCCTGAACACCTGCGGGATTAGGATCTTCACCTGCAAGGGTCACAGGATCCAGTTTGATGCCATTCAGGGCAGCGGCACCAGTCACAGCAGAAGGTCCGACGAACTTACCTGCCTTGTTTTGGAGCACAGCGGCCTGGAGTTTGTTAGGACGAACAAATCCAGTATTCACATAACCAATGGCACCAGGAGTGTTCTTAATGGTTCCAGAGACACCTTCGTTACCCTTGGCACCAACACCAGTAGGCCAGTTCACAGACTTACCAACACCAGGAGCCCAACCACCGAAAGTATCCAGAGAGTTGGTAAATGCATAAGTGGTTCCAGAACCGTCAGAACGGTGAACAACAGTCATCTTACCAGCAGCACAACCGACTTGATTATAGTCAGTAATACGACCAGAGAAAATATCAACAACTTGTTTCTGGGTAAGTTTCAGTTTGCAACCAGGTTTGTTGTAGGCAACAGCAATCGTGCCACCAACCATAGGAATCTGAACGACACCACGCTTAACTTTTGCTGCTTCCTTTGCCTTGATAGGTTCATCAGAAGCACCGAAGTCAACTGTGCCAGCAACGAATTGACGAATGCCAGCACCAGAACCAACGGACTGGTAGTTCACACGGTCACCAGTGGCCCCAGCATAATCTTGGAACCAACGCTGGTAGATAGGTGCGGGGAAGGTAGCACCAGCACCATTAATAGCAGGTCCAGCAAATGCAGCGGTAGGAGCAAGAGCAAGACCGATTGTAGCAATGTGTTTGAGTTTCATTGGGATTAAAAAACTTCGTAGTAATTTTACTTGATTGAGTTTAAGAGAAAGTTAAATGTCTCCATTCACTGAAAAACCACCCCAGAAAGGGGTGGTACTACTCAACTTATGAGTAGTTTATCAGAAACGGAAAGTCGTCTGAATCACACCACCATAATTGTCCGAAGCATTCTTCAGACCTTGGTTGTTGGAAACATAGAAGACCGCAGGAGTCACACTGATGTTATCGCTAACTTTGTAACGATAGAAAGCTTCCCACATAATTGCCTTTTGGTCGGCAGCAAGAGTAGAAGAGTTACCAGGAGCACCGATGGCAAAACCAGCGGCATTACCCTTAGCAAATACATCTGCCCATTGAAGACCAGCGAACCAAGTCTGAGAGTTGGTTGCAGCATTAGGAGTTGCAGGACCACTCACAGTGTTCCAACCATAAGCACCAGAGATCGAAGGAACGATACCTGACTTTTTGGGTTGCCAATAAGCATTCAGAGCATAACCATTAGAGGTTTGGTTAGCAGCAAGAGTACCACCATTACCGTTAACACCATTAAAGGTACGGACACGAGTTCCCTGAGTACCGTAACGATAACCGAATGCAGCACCCCACTGAGGAGCACGATAACCGATTTGTGCCAGAGTATTCAGAGCACCTTGTTCGTTAAACACGCCAGTTGAAGAGTTATCGCCATTCTGAGCAACATAGTTCAGACCAGCAACGATGCCACCTTTCTTTCCAGGTTGAGCATACTGAATACCAAAACCAGATCCAGTTGCCTTGTTGTAGACACCAGGAGCACCAGCAACTTGGAAAAAGTCCAGAATATCTGACTTATAAGCACTTGGAGTCCATGCAATCTCAGTGTTACGAACCAGAGCACCAGCAGTCAGAGTCACACCCTTAGCAAGTGCGGGGAAACTGTAGTACAAGCGGTCAAGATTAACTTGGTTTGCATAGGTTTCTGCCTTGTCCAGTTTGAACAGAGACGAGGAAGAACCAAAAGGTTGACTGGAGAAGTTACCAGAACGCAGACGAGTCTTCAACAGATCCTTACCAGTGAAGGAAGTATCAAAGTTCAGACGAAGATCGTAGTTAAATGCCGTGTTACCAACGTTGGTTCCATTAGCAAGACGGGCACCTTCAACACCACCCAGAACGAA